GGAACCCGATGAACTCATGGGAGAAGAGCGATTCGGAGTTTATTACCGCGGATGGCGACCACCATGATATTACAGGCAATTCCGGTCCATGGTACGGAGAAGATGGTTGGAGTGAAACCCTTATTGGCCCCGAAGACCGGAAGCTTATGGTCAAGCTCTCGAAAGCCGGCACAGACCATCGTAAGTTTATGCGGATGATTACCGTATACCTTAATATCACGGCACCGCTGTATTGGTGGAAGGAGTTCGATACATACAAGGTAGGTACAGTGGCCAATTCGTGCAGTACGATGCACAAGATCACAGCAAAGGAGTTTGACGTAAACGACTTTAGCCATGAGCACATTGAAGAGCTTGACGGCGATGAATACAATATGTCCTATGATTGGCTTCTTCGGACTGTGGATATTCTGAATTACTACCGTAAGAAGTATAATACCGCTTCTGAGAAGCTAAAAAGGGATATTACAAATGCAGAAAGAAAGCACGTACTTGCTCAGCAAAAGCTTTTCTGGTGGCAGATGATTCAGCTTCTTCCGTCAAGCTACAACCAGAAGCGTACCGTCATGCTGAACTATGAGGTTCTGGCGAATATTTACAAATCACGTCGCGATCACAAGCTGGACGAGTGGCACACCCTCTGCGATTGGATTGAAACGCTGCCGTTAAGCGAAATCATTACTGGGAAGGAGGGAAGTGCCAAGTAATGGAAGTCGCGGATAATCATACACCAAAAGCTGTAACTTTCTCGGAAATCGGGCCAAACGAAATGTTTGAGTATGATTTCCGAGGGAATATTGCAATGAAGCTGGTAGAACCTACAAAAGTCAATAACCCCTACACTTACCAAGAAGCGAACTGTTCTGTATTCGAGGCTGAAGCAATCGTTATTGCAGGTCCGGATGTTGGAAAATTTATTCGGTTTAGTAATCATGATGCGGCGATCTATCGGCCTGTGCATTGCAAACTCGTTCTTTCTGATTACTCCGGAAAATGTGTTGCGTGGTTGGAAATGAGGTGATAAAAATGTTTGCTGTTGCTGCGGCGATTCTCTATCTGGCTGATGCTCCGTTTCCTGTATTTGTAGTAATTTGGATGATATACATCATTGGACTGGCTTTGGAAAGTATGTTTCGCTAACAAAATCTGGACGTCTGGAACATGGCGTCCTCTTTTTCTATGAAAGGGGAAATTTATGACCATCGATAACTGTACTCGTTGTGACATGTGCAGTCACAAAAATGTATGTCGAAAACTAACGGCATACAGCGATATGATTACTCGTACGGTAGATAGTCTTACCGAGAAATATGACGCTCCGATTGAGGACGTACTCAAAAAAATGAATACCTGCATTACGTTTACTTGTTTGGACTACGTTCGGGAAGTGAAGGTGCGCGAATTATGATTGTGAAAGTTAAAAATAAATGCGAAACGTGTGCTCACGAGAAAGTTTGCGTTAAAAAGGATGGAATGCAGACAATCGAGCATGAGTTCGACAATATTCTCGGCTCTGAATCGTATGCTGGTGCGCAAAGGTATATGGACCAGCTTGGATTTAGCATTGATATTGTATGCGAAGATTATCTGGCGAAAGCGCAGGTGACGCCGTTATGAACATTCTTGGTGAAATGTATTATTGCGAACGTTGCGGTGAACATAAGTTTGTCAAGTACATCGGCAGCGGACCTTACCGTGATGGAATGATGGTTCATATTACTGCTGATGGATTCGAGGGCGCTGTCGGCTGGACTAAACATGATGATATGGATTTCTGTCCTAAATGCTCTGAGAAATATGATTCGATGATGAAGGACTTCCTATCCTGTAAGGAGAACTGAGATGTCGATTGACCATAAGCTTGACCTCGAGACATTGAACGGCATTTGCCCCAGCGGATATTTCAAATCAACTCCATGTGTATGGAAGCCAGATGATGACCGTGAGTCGATCAATGGAATTGGATATATCATGTGTGAACGCCTAAAGGATTTTCAAAAAGCTACACTCAGACAATATCCGAACGTTGTGCTCTCGGTAGTCAGGCATCGTTATGGACCAGAAATCATACACGATATGGTGTTCGTTGGGGACAGTAACAGGCCAGATAGGAGGTGAAAAATGATGGCTAATAGCTCGGTAATCACGGTCAGATTGCCGAAAGAAGACCGTGCGAAACTGATTATTTCAAGTACGAAAACCGGAAAATCGAAGTCTGAAGTTGTCCGCGAAGCGCTTGAACTGTATTACAAAAATGAAAAAGCCGGATGAAAAAAGTGTATTACGTGTATTACAAAATGAGCAAAAAGTGTATTACGTGTATTACATGTATTACATTTTTTAAGACCATTTTGAAGCAAAATCACAAAATTTGTAATACACTAGCCCAAATGTAATACACTTTTGGGCTAAAAATGGCCAAAAAATCGCAAAAAAGTGAAAATTATAGGTTTTTATCTAATATAGGTGTAAATATATAAAATTTTATATATTTGAGTATATATAAATGAAAAACGTAATTTTTTTAATTTTTGTGATTCTGAAAGGAGATAGTCCAATGGACGACGAAAAATACGCAAACGAATTGCTTGAGGAAGCAAGAGCGTACTTTCCGTTACTGTTTAAAAAAGTTGCCAGCTATCGAGTGTATGCACCGATGGCACTCTTGATTGAATTATCGGACGGAAAGGTGTTCCTATTCGATTCACTCAATCAAACAACTACACGTCTGCCTGACGATGATAACAGCATGACTAAAGAGCAGACCGGGCGTGTGTTTGGTGTTTTGCTTCGAAGAGTCATGGCGCGGAAAGGATTTACCCAGATAGGCCTTGCCGAGGCGACAGGTTTGAGGCAATGCCAAATTTGCAACTACACTTACGGACGAAGTGTTCCAAGCTATTACGCTTTCGATAAAATTGTGAGAGCGCTCGGATGCAGTGCGGAGGATTTGCGGTATGTAAAATAAAAGTTTACAATTTCCTTCTTGCGGTAGATGGTTTATATCCTGTATAATGGAGCCATCCTAGGAAATACACAAGGAGGTTACAAATGGGATTCAAGAAAAACAAGAAATCGGACATTACGGAAAAAGTCGTGAAGAATGACCGCGGCGAAGAAGTCCATGTTCTCAATGGGCCTGACGGCACGGTGGAAGTCAAGCGAGTCCACATGAAAGACTTCCTGCCAACCGGTGAGGAATGGTGCCCGCATTGTCATGTACAGTGCGATCATTACGATGAGGATGAATACTTCAAATGTCCTGAATGCGGATGGACCATTACCGACTGGGAAATTGAAGAATGGGGCGGTCATCCGACAGAGGCTGCTTCTCATGAAGACGACTTCGGAACCAACTTCGAGGATGCCTTCTCTGATGACGATTGATATTTATTGAAACCCATGGGTCTGCGCTAACACCAAAGCGCGGGCCCTTTTTATTTTTTGCTTCGCGAAAATTTCATAGGGTATTATGAGAGAAGAGATAATATATCGGGACCTTGAAAAAATCACGGTATATTGCCTTTTGAACCGAAAGGGGATACTTATGGCAAAAGAAAGTGCTTTTCAGAAAGGTTTAATTAACGATCTGAAGAAACGCTTCCCGGGCTGTATGGTTTTAAAGAATGACCCAAATTACATTCAAGGGATTCCTGACCTTTTAGTTTTATACGAAGGGCGTTGGGCAGCTCTTGAATGTAAAAAAGCGAAGCAGGCGAGCCACCAACCAAATCAAGATTACTATGTCGAGAGGATGAACGAAATGTCATTCTCTCGTTTTGTTTATCCGGAAAATAAGGAGACTATTTTAGATGAACTTCAACAATCATTCCAATCTTGTAGGCCAGCACGCTTTTCTCGGGGCGAGTAAGTACCATTGGCTCAATTATGATGCTACAAAAATCGCAGAAGCTTATCGCGCCGCCCAAGCTGTACAAATGGGCACGAAACTTCATGCGTTTGCCGCTGAATGCATCGAACTTCGTCAGCGGCTTCCGAAATCTCGCAAAACTCTGAACATGTATGTCAATGACGCTATCGGTTACAACCTGAAGCCAGAGCAGGTTCTGTATTACTCGCAGAATTGCTTTGGTACCGCTGACGCCATTGATATGCGCGGCGATCTTTTGCGTATCCATGATTTGAAGACCGGTAAGGTGCCGGCGCACATGGAGCAGCTGATGATTTACGCTGCACTGTTCTGCCTCGAGTATGGTATCAAACCGACGGATATTGATATGGAACTTCGTATCTATCAGAATGACGATATCGTTGTGCTCAAGCCGGAAACCAATGATATTACGGTCATTACCAAGAAAATTATCGAGGCCGACAAGATTGTGAATCATATCAAAGAAATGGAGGGCTAACCATGTTTGACGATAAACCATCCCTAGACGATGTTATCGCGCACTACGGCGTCGGCAAGATGGACGGCGCTCCTGGCCGTGGTTCGGGCCGCTATCCTCTTGGCTCCGGTGATAATCCGTATCAGCGAGGGGACGATTTGCTGGCCCGTTATGAAGCATTGGAGAAAAAAGGATATTCCGAAAAAGACATTGCTGAAGAGATGGGTACTAGCACTACAAAGCTGCGTGTTCAGCTTTCCTACGCCAAGAGTCTGCGCCGTATGCAGCAGGTGTCTCAGGCCAAGAAGCTCCGCGACGAAGGAAAGTCTCTGAACGAGATTGCTGAAATCATGGGCTTCAACAATGATTCTTCGGTTCGGTCACTTTTGAATGCGCAAGCCGAGGAGCGCATGAAGCAGTCCTCTGCTACGGCAGAGAAGCTGAAAGAGTTGATTGACACCAAAGGATATTTGGATGTCGGTGCCGGCGCGGAGCGTGAGCTTGGTGTATCCCGCAACAAGCTCGACCAGGCCATTTATATTCTCGAGATGGAAGGTTATCTCACCTATAAGCGTCGCATTCCTCAGGTGACAAACCCGAACCAGAAGACGACGTTGCAGGTGCTTACACCTCCTGGTACGGAATACAAAGATATTTACGACACCAGCAAGATTCATTCTGTTGGCGATTACACCATTTCATACGACAACGGCGACACTTTTCATAAGCCGTTCGAGTATCCCACAAGTGTGAGCTCCAAACGCTTAATTATCAATTACGCCGAGGAAGGCGGCGTTGATAAAGATGGTGTGATTGAACTTCGTCGTGGCGTTAAAGATTTGAGCTTGGGCGACTCCCATTATGCTCAGGTTCGCATTATGGTCGATGGTGCCTACTATCTTAAAGGCATGGCAGTCTACGCCGACGATCTTCCGAAAGGTGTCGACATTCGTTTTAACACGAATAAGTCGCTCGGCACACCTATGGAGAAAGTTCTAAAGCCTCTGAAGAGAACCAATACCGGCGAAATTGATGTTGACAATCCGTTTGGTTCTCTTATTAAAGAGAAGGGTGGTCAGTATTATTACGACGACCCTAAAGGCAAGTATGTTGACCCTAAGACTGGAAAGCGCCAATCTCTTGGGGCTACCAATAAACGTGCTGATGAAGGTGACTGGGGCGAATGGGCTGACAAGGTTCCGTCTCAGTTCCTCGCCAAACAGTCCGAGTCTCTGATTAAACGCCAGCTCAACTTGTCTAAAGAGGACCGCAAGCTTGAATTTGACGAATTGTGCTCGTTGACGAACCCTACCATCAAACGAAAGTTGCTTGAAGATTTCGCAGACGGTTGTGATAAAGCGGCCGTCACTCTGAAAGCTGCGGCCCTTCCCAGACAGAAGTATCAGGTCATTCTGCCTCTTACTTCTGTCAAGGACAATGAGATTTATGCGCCAAACTATACGGATGGCGAAATGGTTGCTCTTGTTCGCTACCCGCATGGTGGCACGTTTGAGATTCCCATTCTGAAAGTCAACAACAAGAATGCCGAAGGCAAGCGGGTCATGGGCACAAATCCTAAGGATGCTGTCGGCATCAACAAGGCCGTTGCGGACCGTTTGTCTGGCGCAGACTTCGACGGCGATACAGTTATGGTTATCCCTACGAATGGTAAGAATAAGATTAAGATCACTTCAACTCCCGAACTCGAGGGCTTGAAAGGCTTCGACCCTAAGCTCGAGTACAAGATTCCTGAGGGTAATCCGAATCATGTGCAGCTGATGACAAAAGACAACACTCAAAAACAGATGGGCGTTGTCTCGAATCTTATCATGGACATGACTCTGAAAGGTGCAACCCCACCAGAGTTGGCACGAGCAGTTCGCCATTCAATGGTCGTCATTGATGCTGAAAAACACAAGCTTGATTATAAGCAATCTGAGGTTGACAATGGCATCGCCCAGCTTAAACGTAAGTATCAGGGCCATCTGGATGCTAACGGTCAGTATCATGAGGGTGCATCGACCCTTATTACGATGGCTAAGAGCGATCAACCTGTGCCCAAACGTCAGGGTAGCGGATACGTCAATCTTCCGGGTGTCAAGGTTAAGGGCAAAGACGCGTACGACCCGACGCAACCTGAAGGTAAGAAGCTGTATAGCACGGCGGATGACCTGTACTATACTACCACCCGGGTCAATAAAAGAACCGGCGAAGTAGTTACCAAACAGAAGATGCGCCAGCAAAAGTCTACCAAGATGGCAGAAACCAATGACGCATACTCCTTGGTGTCCGACTATCGGTCCCGTGCTGAGCTGGCTTATGCCGACTATGCTAACTACCTCAAGAGCATGGCCAATGCCGCCCGCAAGGAAATGAAGGCCACCGGCACCTTGAAGTACGATGCCGCGGCTAAGAAAGCTTATGCACCCGAGGTCGAACGACTGAACGCCGCACGGAATCTGGCTGAGGCTAATAAGCCTCGCGAACGTCAAGCTCAGGCCCTTGCTAACACTCGCATTAAGGAGAAGATGGCACAGGACCCTGACTTGGCTAATGATAAGAAAATGCTGCGAAAGGTGTCTCAGCAGGCCATTGTAGCATCCCGTAATGAGGTAGGTGCTAAGCGCACGGCAATTGAAATTAGTGACCGTGAATGGCAGGCTATTCAAGCAGGCGCTATCAGTGACAACGTATTGTGTAAGATTCTCGACAATACAGATGTTGATAAGCTGCGCGCGCGTGCAATGCCTCGTGCCACTACCGAACTGAGTGCTGCTAAGAAAGCATTGATTCGGTCTCGCGCTGCTGCTGGTTATACAAATGCTCAGATTGCTGAGAGCTTAGGCATTTCGCCGTCGACTGTGGCTAAGTATCTGTGAGAGGAGGTGGAGTTACTATGGCTCAATGTATGTTGACCACGTTTGACAATCCTTACAATCCATTTGATGACTTCACCAAATGGTGGCTTTGGGATGTCACGCATGGATACAATTCGTGTGGTTTGCTTGCTCATGTTTCTGGAAACGATGAATTGACAGACGAAGAACAAAGCGTTGCCATTGAAAAAGCAATTGATTCTATTATTGATTGCGATTTCTTTCACATTTACAAGAAAGTAAAAAGCGATGACAATGCAAATCTGCATAAAAACGTTGCAAACACAAAAGAAAAACAGGCTATTTCGGCCTAAGGACTGTTGCTAAGCATAGGGGAGGGGGTCGTGAAAAAATCACCCCCTCCCTACATCGCGGCAGTCTTTGATATTTCTCCGGGGGAGATTTTTGGAAAAACAGTTTAAGGCCCTCCCACCTTGAATTGTGATTCTATGATATTTCCTCCGGCTTTTTGCAGGGGTCTGTAGGTGACTTTGACGATGTACAGCGTCATTACCTCCTTTCATTCTCCTTTCAGGGTCCGGCTTCGGCCTACAGACCCCTGCAAAAAGCCGGAGAATTCATAGCGAAAGGAGCCGAAAAGGATTGAAAAGAGCTAAAGACCCAATGAAAACTGGTAAGAAAGGGACTGTACGCCCGGCACTTACGCCGGAGGCCCGTGAAAACCAGATGATTTCGTTGGCTATGGACCTTGTGGAGAAGCGAATACTCGAGGGAACTGCATCTTCACAGGAGACAACCCACTTCTTGAAGCTGGGTACAACAAAAGCACGTATGGAGAAAGAAGCTTTGAGTAAACAAATAGAGCTGTTGCAGGCCAAGACCGAAAGTTTGAAGTCCCAGGCCCATGCCGAGGCTCTTTACAAAGAAGCTTTGGACGCCATGCGAAGATACAGCGGGCAGGACAGCGACGATGCTTAGGACATACACTGAACTTTGCAGATATTCTACATTCCTTGAGCGGTTTGAGTATCTGAAGCTCGATGGTGAGGTGGGAGCTGATACGTTTGGGTTTGACAGGTATCTGAATCAGATATTTTACAACTCATACGAGTGGCGCAGGTTCCGGTACAGAATCATCGTTCGTGATAAGGGATGCGACCTTGGCGTTGAAGGGTACGAGATAAACGGGTATTGGAAAGACGGTAGATATATAGCACCGAAAGTCGTTATTCATCATCTCAATCCAATCGCCAAGGAAGACATACTGAATCGAACGGACATTCTTATGAACCCGGAATATGTGATTACCACGGTTCATTCGACTCACATGGCTATTCACTACGGTGATGCCGACCGATTGGAGCAAGGTCCTACAGTCCGCAAGCCTAACGATACTTGCCCCTGGCGATAAGGAGGACTTATGGACAGTATACTGACATCTACGAAAAAGCTAATTGGTATGCACGAAGATGATATCACCTTCGATACCGATGTCATGATTCACATTAACACCGCATTGTCATTCCTCTGTCAGTTCGGAGTTGGCCCGGCGGCTGGTTTCCGTATACACGATGCTACCGCAACGTGGACAGATTTTCTTGGCGACGACCCGAAGCTGGATAGTGCCAAGGATTATGTCTACCTAAAAACTAAGCTGTACTTTGATCCACCAGCCAGCGCCGCTGCAATTCAATCCATGGAGAACATGATTGCTGAAATTGAGTGGCGTCTTACCAATGCAGCCGAATCTGAGGCGTGAGGAGGAATCAAAATGTGGACCTATAATAATGACGAGCACCTTGCCCACCATGGCATTCTCGGCATGAAATGGGGTATTCGGAGATACCAGAATAAAGATGGAACTCTGACGCCAGAGGGTAGAAAGCGATATGGCGACACCGACTCAAGCAATGAGAGCGTTGATGCTAAGAAAGCTCAGGTTCTCAAGAGTAGAAGCGCTACCGAACTGTATAAACATGCCGATCTTTTCAGCGATGCCGAACTTAAGCAGGCTTACGATCGATTGAATCTGGAAGCCAATATCAAACGTTTGGCTCCTGCTCCTGTGAATCGTGGAGAAAAGTTTGTCAAAAGTGTTTTACAAACAAGCGCCTTTGCAACAAAGCTCATTGACGATGCAGCCAAGACTTACGGCAACATCGATAAGATGATGAAAATTGCAAAAGGGCTTCCCACCGACGATAAGAAGGATAAAAAATAAGGAGACATTATGGCACTCTCTAATACTGCCGTTCCGAAGTATTACGGCCGGTTCAGAGAGGCCGTGCTTCGAGGTGAAATCCCCGTTTGTCGTGAAGTGGCAATGGAGATGAACCGCATCGATGATTTGATTGCTGACTCGACAAAATACTACGACCCGGCGCCTGTGGAAGGATGGATTGCCAGTTGCGAAGGTGAATTGACTCTTACCGACGGTTCCGATTTTCACATGCTTGATACATTTAAGGTATGGGGCGAGGAGATTTTTGGGTGGTACTACTTCATTGACAGAAGTGTGTACGAGCCTAATCCGGATGGTCATGGTGGTCACTATGTCAACAAAAAAATCAAGAAGCGGCTTATAAACAAACAGTATCTTATTGTCGGACGAGGTGCCGCCAAATCTTTGTACGACACATGCATCCACAACTATTTCCTGAACGTCAAGACTCTTACCACTTTGCAGATCACCACTGCTCCGACGATGCGTCAAGCCGACGAGGTGCTTTCACCGCTACGAACCGCCATAACAAGAGCCCGCGGTCCGTTGTTTAAGTTCCTGACGGATGGCTCCTTACAGAACACAACAGGTTCAAAGGCAAATCGAGTTAAGCTTGCCGCCACGAAGAAGGGTATTGAGAATTTCATGACCGGGTCTCTGCTTGAAATTCGTCCTATGACTATCGACAAGCTTCAGGGCCTTCGTGTTGCCTGCGGTTCGGTTGATGAATGGCTTTCCGGCGATATTCGGGAAGACCCCATCGGCGCTATTGAACAGGGTGCAACCAAAGAGCAGGGTTCTGCCGGCACCAACGATTATGTCATCATAGCCACGAGTTCGGAGGGTACCGTTCGAAACGGCAGCGGCGATACAATCAAAATGGAATTGATGAAAATCCTGAAGGGTGAGTATTTCAATCCGCATGTGTCAATTTGGTGGTATAAGCTAGACTCCGTTGATGAAGTTGGAAACCCCGATATGTGGCTAAAGGCCAATCCTAATCTAGGAAAGACCGTCACCTACGAAACGTATCAGCTGGATGTCGAGCGCGCCGAACAGAACCCGTCCGCACGCAATGATATTCTTGCAAAACGTTTTGGTCTGCCCATGGAAGGTTATACCTACTTCTTCACTTACGAGGAAACACTGTGCCATCCGCATCGTGAATATTGGAAGATGCAGTGTGCTCTCGGTGCAGACCTTAGTCAGGGCGACGACTTCTGTGCATTTACGTTCATCTTCCCGCTTTCAAACGGATGTTTCGGTATCAAGACACGGAACTACATAACATCACTGACTTTGATGAAATTGCCTGCGGCCACGCGAGTGCTGTACGAGAAATTCATGAACGAAGGCAGCCTGATCGTTATGGAAGGCGCGGTTCTTGACATGATGCAGGTGTATGAGGACCTTGACAATCATATCGCCCGGTGCCAATACGACGTCACGGCTTTCGGCTATGACCCGTACAATGCAAAAGAATTCGTCGAACGCTGGGTCAGCGAAAATGGCCCATTTGGAATTGAAAAAGTTATACAGGGTGCAAGAACGGAATCCGTTCCTCTTGGCGAGCTCAAGAAGCTGGCAGGGGAGCGGATGCTTTTGTTTGATGAGGAACTCATGACGTTTGCCATGGGGAACTGTATCACTTTGGAAGATACCAATGGCAACCGTAAGCTATGGAAAAAGCGTTACAGTGAGAAAATCGACGCTGTTGCGGCTATGATGGATGCTTTTGTGGCTTACAAAAACAACAGAGAAGCTTTTGAATGAGGTGTGCTCATGGATGAAAATCAGACTTTCGGTTCCAGGCTGAAACATGCATGGAACGCTTTTTTAAATCGGGACCCTCCGATGTCCTATCGGGACTATGGTGGCGGTTACTCTTATCGACCAGATCGAGTACGGTTTAGTCGAGGTAACGAGCGGACTATCGTTACTTCCGTCATAACCCGTATTGCAATGGATTGTGCGGACATTCGTATCGTTCATGCCGATATGGATTCCAATGGTCGATTCAAACAGGAACATCCCGGCGGTTTAAACAGCTGTCTAACTCTGGAAGCAAACCTTGACCAGAGCGGACGAGCCCTTATTCAGGACATTGTGATGACAATGCTGGATGAAGGTCATGTTGCTATTGTTCCCGTGGAGACTTCCACTGACCCTGAGACGGGTGCATTTGAAATAGATTCACTACGCGTCGGCAAGGTAGTCGAGTGGTATCCGTCAGACGTTAAGATTGAACTTTACAATGAACGAAATGGCCGACATGAGCAAATCATGATGCCGAAACGTGCCGTTGCGCTGGTCGAAAACCCGCTCTATCCCATCATGAACGAACCGAACTCAACGATGCAGCGGCTTATCCGGAAGTTGGCATTACTTGACGTTGTCGATGAGCAGACAAGTTCCGGAAAGCTGGACTTGATTATTCAGCTTCCGTATACCATCAAGACACCGGCACGTCAGGAGCAGGCCGAACGACGCCGCAAAGATATCGAACAGCAGCTTACAGGCTCCAAGTATGGCATTGCCTACACGGACGGTACCGAACACATTACCCAACTGAACCGCAGTCTCGACAACAATCTCATGAAACAGGTCGAGTATCTGCAAGAGGTTTTCTGGGGTCAGTTAGGTATGACACAAGAAATTCTGAACGGTACAGCAGATGACAAGGCCATGTTGAATTACAGTAACCGTGTTGTCGGTGCTATTATTTCTGCCATTGTGGATGAAATGAAACGAAAGTTCATCTCTTCAAATGCGCGTGGGCGCGGACAGTCAATTGTCTACTTCAGCGAACCGTTCAAACTTGTGCCGGTTTCCCAGATTGCAGATATTGCGGATAAGCTGCGCCGGAACGAAATCCTTACATCCAACGAATTGCGTCAGATTGTCGGCTTCAAGCCAAATGACGACCCGAATTCCGATATACTGAGCAATCCGAATATCAGCGCAAGTAAGGACGAAGTTACCGCTCGATTCGGTACACAAAAATCTAATAAGGAGGAAGATCAAAATGGCGAAACATAGTTATGACTGCGCCGGCATGGCTACCAAATATGGCGTGCTGTGCGGCGATGGTCGAACGATTATGCCCGGGGCCTTTAAGGACCAAGATGGGACCGAAGTTCCCGTGGTATGGATGCACCAGCACAATTCTATCGACAATGTGCTGGGCCATGCTCTGCTGAAATCCTGCCCCGAGGGTCTGCGAGCGTATGTTACGTTCAACGATACGGAGAAAGGCCAGATGGCCAAAACCGTTGTGAAGAATCGTGATATCAACTCGTTCAGCATTTGGGCGGACAGCCTGCGCTATTCCGGTGATCGTTCCCGCGGGCATGTGTCCCATGGAATTATCCGGGAGTTGAGCCTGGTTTTGGCCGGGGCCAATCCAGGTGCCCATATCGAGGAAATTATGGCTCACGGTGCAGAGGAAGCGGATGCCGGGGTTATTTACAATGACCTCGATTCCATCGATTACGACAGCGGTGAGTTCGAAGACGTCCTTGAACATTCCGCTGAAGAAAAGGAGGAATCCAAAATGGCTGAGGAAAAAAAGCCTACCGAAAATCAGGAGACCGTGAAAGACGTATACGATGCGATGTCTGACAAACAGAAGCAGGTCGTGAACTATATGGTCGGCATGGCCCTTGGCGACAAAAACGACAAAAACAATGAGGAGGAACCCGAAATGATTAAGCACAATGTTTTCGACCAGAATGCCCCCACTCAGACCGAGGACGTTCTGAGCCACGACGCTATGGCCACCATCATCGATGATGCCAAAAAGGGTCGTCTGACCCTGAAGGAGGCCACCGAGGATTACCTGGAGCATTCCGCCGGCGATTACGGTATCAAGGACATCGGCAAGCTGTTCCCTGAGTACCATGAGCTGAACAAGCCCCCGAAATTCATTGACCGTGACCAGACTGCCGTCGGTATCATCATGGCCGGTGTCAAGCATGTTCCGTTCAGCCGCGTCAAGACCAGCTTTGCCGACATCACTGCCGATGAGGCCCGTGCACGAGGTTACACGAAGGGCAAGAAGAAGATCGAGGAGGTCTTCACCCTGCTGAAGCGTACCACCGACCCCCAGACCGTGTACAAGAAGCAGAAGTTTGACCGTGACGACATCATCGACATCACCGATTTCGATGTGGTTGCCTGGGTCAAAGGCGAGATGCGCGGTAAGTTGGATGAGGAAATCGCTCGTGCCATTATGGTTGGCGATGGCCGTTCTCCTGCCGATGATTCCAAGATCAGCGCCGAGCACATCCGTCCTATCTGGACCGATGATAAGCTGTTCACCATCAATCGCCAGATTGAGAAGGGCAGCAGCGACGCCGATCTGGTCAACAATATCATGGACGATGCCATCCGTGCCCGCAAGGAGTATCGTGGCTCCGGCAACCCTGCGTTCTTCACCACCGAGGATGTTCTGGCCGAGATGCTTCTGCTGAAGGACAAGAACGGCCGCCGTATTTACAAGAGTGTTGACGAACTGGCCACCGCGATGCGTGTTTCCCGCATCATTACCAGCCCTCTGTTCGAAAACCAGAAGCGCGAGGTCGAGCATTCCGAGACGCAGAAGAAGGACGTCTATACCCTTCAGGGCATCATCGTCAACCTGGCCGACTACACTGTCGGCGCTGATAAGGGCGGCGCTGTGGCGCTCTTTGACGACTTCGACATTGACTACAACCAGTACAAGTACCTGATCGAGACCCGCTGCTCCGGCGCTCTGACCGTGCCCAAGTCTGCCATCGTCTTTGAGACCATGGAAACTGTGAGCACCGCTGTCGCCACTTGATTACGGGTTAGTCAAAACTAATCAAAATGGAGATTTGTCATGGCTAAATACTATGGAAAAATCGGTTTCTGTGTGACAGCCGAATCTGCTCCCGGTGTTTGGGCAGAGGACGAGATTGAGGAGCGCAACTACTACGGCGAGTTGACTCGGAATACTCGTCGTCTTCAGGGGAGGGAGTATCTGAATGATGGAGTGAATATCTCCAATCAAATCAGCATCCTTGCCGACCCTTATGCAACGGCAAATTTCCATACAATGCGGTATGCAGAATACATGGGCGTGAAATGGAAAGTCACGGATATTGAAGTTCAATATCCGAGACTTGTGCTGACACTTGGAGGTGAATACAACGGTGGGAACCAGACTTGACCTGCACAATGCACTGTGCGAAGTTATCGGATGCCCGGATACAGGGCCAGAGTGCCGTTGCTATTATCAGCCGCCTACCAAGTTGCAGTATCCGTGCATCGTGTACGGACTGGAAACGGCAGATACAAAATTTGCTGACAATCGCCCATATATGCAGCGAAAGCGTTATCAGGTCACTGTGATTGATAAGAACCCGGATAGCATTTACCCGGATATTATCGCACAGTGGCCTCTTTGTTTGTTCGATAGAACTTACAAAGCCGATAACTTGAATCATTTCGTATTCAACATTTATTACTAAGGAGGAAACAACCATGTCTAAGTTGGTTTGGGACGAGACCGGTACTCGCAAATACGAGACCGGCGTAAATCACGGTGTTCTGTATCCTCAGGACGAGACCGGCAAGTACCCCAAGGGCGTTGCCTGGAATGGTCTGACCAGTGTCACGGAGTCTCCGTCCGGCGCTGAGGAGACCGCCCTGTATGCCGACAACATCAAGTATGCTTCTCTGCGCAGTGCTGAGCAGCTGGGCCTTACGATTGAGGCCTACCAGTATCCCGAGGAGTTTGAGGCCTGCGATGGCTCCGCTGCTGCTTTGGACGGTGTGTATGTCGGCCAGCAGAGCCGCCAGCCTTTCGGTTTTGTGTACCGTACCGAGATTGGTAACGACACTGCCAGTGCGAATGACGACGGCTACAAGCTGCATCTGGTCTACGGCTGCACCGCTTCTCCCTCTGAGGAGCAGCATCAGACTATCAATGATAGCCCCGATGCTGTGAGCTTCTCTTGGGAGGTCACCACCAACCCCGTTGCGGTTGAGAACATGAAGCCTACCTCTTGCATTACTATCGATTCCACCAAGATCACCGATAAGTCCAAGCTTGCCGCTCTGGAGGATATTCTGTTCGGTAAGGATGCTGTTGAGGCCCGCCTGCCCATGCCCGACGAGGTGTTCGCAACCTTAAAAAACTCTTAAACGCAGGACAGATTTCGGATAGCAGATGGTCCGCTATCCTGTCTTCTGATGGTGAGGCCATCGAGGAAAATCTGCCTCCTGCGTGAGTTTTGACATTTGAAAGGAGAAATCTCTTATGCTTAAGAAAAACATCAAGTATGTCGACTATGATGGCAACGCCCGCGCTGAGGACTTTTACTTCAACCTGAACAAGGCTGAGATCGTCGAGCTGGAGCTGGGCACCACTGGTGGCCTGACCAAGACGCTGGAGAAGATTGTTCAGGAGAAGGACAACAAGCGTATCGTTGAGTATTTCAAGGCCATTATCCTGAAGGCTTACGGCGAAAAGTCTGCCGATGGCCGTCGTTTCATCAAGAGCCAGGAACTGCGCGACTCCTTCGAACAGACTGAGGCTTACGCTGAGCTGTTCATGGAGCTGTCCAGCAATGCGAAGGCCGCTGCGGATTTCATCTCCGGCATTGTGCCGAAGGAAGCTGCTGATGCCGCTAAGCAGGCTACTTTGACGGTAGTGTAAGAATTAGGAGGCAAGAGAATGCTTGAGATCACTATCCCTAAACAGGAATATTTCGATGAAAGCTGCGGTGAATTTGTCTATATTCCCGAACAGCATCTGACACTCGAGCATTCACTTGTCTCCCTCTCTAAGTGGGAATCAAAATGGCATAAACCTTTTCTTCAAGAGGAATCAAAAACCATCGAAGAATCGCTCGATTATATACGGTGCATGACGGTAAACAAGAATGTGAACCCTCTGGCATACAGAGGCATTACACCGGTCTTGTTTAAGCAAATCAACGATTACATTGATGCACCTATGACCGCGACCTGGTTTTCAAAAGAGCAATCCAAAGGCAGTAAAAGTGAGGTCATTACTTCCGAGCTGATTTACTACTGGATGATTGCTTTGCAGATTCCGGTTGAGTTTGAGAAATGGCACCTGAATCGCCTGATCACTCTTATCAAGGTTTGCAACATTAAGAATGCTCCGCCTAAAAAGATGAGTAGGCGTGAAATTATGGAACGAAACCGCAGACTCAACTCTGCGCGTAAAAAGAAACCATAAGATTCCAATTTAGAAGGGGAGATAAGATATGAGACTTGGAATTGCTAACGGTAGAGTCCGTGTTCGTTACGGGTATGCCTGCTATGGCTACACACGAGGTAACGGAACAGTTTGGCATGGTGGTATCGATCTGGAGCTTCTGGACGGTACCACTTTTTACATGCCCACTTATAAAGGCAAAAAGATTCGCGGCAAGGTGATTACCGCCCGCATTGTAACTGACCATTCCAACAGGACATGGGAGTGGGGATATTACATTTGCGTGCGCCTTGATGCCAACCAGACACCCGATGCCGTAAATTACCTGTATTTCTGTCATTGCAGTAAGTTGCTGGCAAAAGTCGGCGATGTTGTTGAATCCGGAGATGCGTTGGGCATTATGGGCAATACCGGAAATGCAGCACTTGCAGACCCTCCGTATGCGCATGTTCACTTTGAGGTTCGCGCCACTTCTACAGGGAAGGGGCTTGACCCTACAGCTTATTCCGGCACGGAGAACAAGGTTGGCACTTACGGTGAAGCACCAACTCCGGTTGCAGAAAGCACGAAGCTTATCGATGTTTCCAAATACCAAGGTCAAATCAATTGGGCTCTTGTGCCGTATAAGGCCCTCATCCGAATTGGCTACCGTGGCTATCTGGATGCGGGTAATTTGGCAGTAGACCCGTATTTCGAGGCCAATATTATCGGCGCACTGGACAACGACAAGCTTGCCGGGTTCTACTTCTTTACACAGGCGAAAAACACCACCGAGGCGAGGGAAGAAGCCGAGTTTGCCTGCAATCTGTTGGCTGGTCGAGGAAAAGGGCTTCCGCTGTTCTACGATTCTGAGTGGGGAACGAAGGAGCATACCGGACGCGCCGACGGTGTTTCCAAGAATGTAAAAACTGAATGCGCGAAAGTGTTTTGCGAGAAGGTGCGAGCCCGCGGATATTTGCCGGGTATTTATACATTCACGAACTTTGCGCTCGATAACATCGATTATACCGGGCTTGTGAATTCCGGCTATATCGGTTGGCTTTCGGATATGAGGGCAGCGTTCAACACGACCCTTCCTCGCCATATTCACCAGTATGGAAAAGCTCCGGTTACAGGCATTACTACCGGTGGTGACGTGGACATGAACAATCTTATCAAGGATTGGAACGGTTTTGCCGCAGACCAAATGCCAACGAAGATTATGCAAAAAATTGAGATCGGTCCTGTAAGTAACGGAGATGCTATGGCTATCTATAACCTTGCCAAGTCGCTTGGACTCGTAGAGCAGGGGCTCTACGGCGCCAGCTATGTGTGAGGTAAATCAAAATGGCCGGAATTGTATTTAAACACAAGGGTAATCTGAAGAAAACTACAAAGTTCCTTGAGCGAACCCTTAAAGGCGATTATCTGAAGAATCTTGATAAGTTCGGCAGGGAAGGTGTTGCGGCCCTTGCCCTCGCCACGCCTGTTGATACCGGTAAGACTGCCGAAAGTTGGGATTACCGTATCGAAAAAACTACAGACGGTACCAAGATTGTTTGGACAAACTCGAATGTCAACAAAGGGGTAAATATTGCCATCATACTGCAATACGGTCATGGTACAGGAAACGGCGGATATGTGCAGGGGAGAGATTACATCAATCCTGCCATCCGTCCTATTTTTGACCGAATTGCAGACGATGCGTGGAAGGAGGTAACGAAAGAATGAGTTCGTCTATTGACCAACGCATCGTAGAGATGCAATTCGACAATAAGGAGTTCGAGAGCGGAATCCAGACCAGTCTAAAGAGCATCAAGAAGCTTGAGAATAACTTACAGCTTAAAGATAGCGCAAAGGGTTTTGAAAATCTCGGCAAAGCTGCAAACAATGTAAGCTTCGATGGACTTACGACTGGCGTTATGGCTGTTCAGCAGAAGTTTTCGGCAATGGAAATCGTTGCAATTACTGCTTTACAGAACATTGTAAACCGTGCGATGGCCGCCGGCGAAAGCTTGGTGAAGTCGCTGTCTCTGGACCAAATTTCGGCAGGCTTCGAGAAGTTCTCGTCTAAGACTACATCTGTGGCCACTCTTGTGGCACAGGGTTACAACATCGATGAAGTCAGCGCTCAGCTTGATCGACTGAATACCTTTACCGACGAAACCAGTTACAATTTCACCGATATGGTTGCGAACATTGCAAAGTTTACGGCCACCGGTAAGAGTCTGAACGAGTCGGTTACGGCCATGGAAGGTATCGCCAACTGGGCGGCCATGTCCGGCCAGAATGCTCAGACGGCAAGTCGCGCCATGTATCAGCTTGCTCAGGCAATGGGTGCCGGTGTTATGCGTCTGGAGGATTACAAGTCTATCCAGAATGCGTCCATGGATACCGATGAGTTCCGACGCAAGTGTATTGACGCTGCCATTTCGCTGGGCACGCTAAAAGATAACGGCAACGATACCTATTCGGTTGTTTCTAAGGGTGCTAAAGCAACTGCATTCAATGTTTCACAGTTTACGACCCAGTTGACGGATGGCGCTTGGCTTACTTCCGATGTCATGATGACAGTCTTCAACGATTATTCGAAGGCTGTTACTGAGATAGTCGATGCTTCTAACGAAAAGAGCATGACTGTCTCCCAAATTATCGAAGAAATTCATTCAAAATCCGAAAAAGAGGGCATTTCTTTAAGCGATTCGATCAAAGGACTTGGATACAGTTTCGATGAATTTTCGCTGAAGGCTTTTGAGGCTGCGCAGAAAGCACGAACCTTCAATGATGCGATTGATTCCGTCAAGGATGCGGTCAGCACCGGCTGGATGCAGACCTTTGAAATCATCTTCGGTAACGCCAATGAAGCAACCGACCTTTGGACTGACTTTGCCAACGATTTGTATGAGATTTTCGCAGAAGGTGGAAACGCACGAAACGAGTATCTTAAACAGGTTCTTGGCGATTCCAAGACTTTCACACAGGAACAGTGGGATATTGTAGACCAGAACAATAGTGCCAATAGTGCGTTGCAGAAGGCACTTATGGAGACTGCCAAGGAACACGGTGTTGCCATTGATGAGATGGTCAATAGCCAGACTTCTTTTCGGGAATCTCTGAAGCAGGGTTGGCTTACTACTGATATTTTCACCGAAACCCTGAAGAAGTTCACGAGCGAGACCACAGCCAGCACTACTGATTTGACAGAAAAGCTTACCGAATACAAGAAAATTGCTTCTGAAGTAATTCGTGGCGATTTTGGAAACGGAGCTGCCCGTAAGAAGGCATTGGCTGACGCTGGACATGACTATGCTACTATACAGGGCATTGTCAATAAGATGCTTGCTGGTACTGAAATTGCCGTCAGTGACCTCGGTGAGGAGCAGCTTAAGGCGATTGGCTATACTGACGAGCAGGTAATTTGCTTACAGAAGTTAGCTAAGCAAGCCGAGGAAACCGGTACACCGATCAACGAACTGCTGGAGAGTATGAATCGACCCACCGGCCGTGAGCTCGTCATTGACACTATGCGGAATGCACTGCATGGTTTGATGACGCTTATCACGACTGTAAAGACTGCGTGGTCCGAGGTGTTTCCTGCCAAATCTGCCGAAGAGATGTATTCCATCATTTCGGCTATCAACGTCTTCTCGCAGAAACTCAAGGTTTCTGATGAGTCTGCTGATAAGCTTCGGCGGACATTGAAAGGACTTTTCTCAATCATTGGCATTGTAACGGATGCTGTATCCGCACTGGCACGCAGAGCATTCAAAATCCTTAATGCTGTTCTCGGAGATGTGCATTTCAGTGTTCTGGATTACACCGCAAGCATCGGTGACAACATCGTTAAGATTCGTGAATGGCTGAAATCCAACGAGACACTGAATAAAGCCATTGACGCATGTGTCGATTACATTGCTGACGGCATCGTAAAGTTGAAGGACTGGGTCAAGAACAATAAAACCCTGAATGATATCCTTGCCAAGTTCAACACTGTTGTAGGCGACAGCACGTCCAAAATCAAGAATTGGGCTACAGAGCACAAGGTTGTTTCAACGGTTCTTGACAAGATAAGCGCTGGGTTCTCCAAGCTGATTGGCTGGATTACGAAGGCCAAGGACAAGTTTGTTACGTGGTTTGCGGCGTTTAAGAGCCTGCCGATTGTTCAGAAAGCTATTTCCGCATTTGGCAATATCGTCGAGAAAGTTCTGAACTCCGCAAAGAAGCTGCTCGAGGACATTAAGCCCTACATTACTGATTTCTTTGATAAATTCAAGGATTTGGACGGTATCAGCTTTGAGGACCTGAAAGGTCTGTGGGAATCGCTCAAGACTGATGCCGGGGGTGCCTTGCAGGTCGTCATTGACAAATTCTCCGGCATCAACAATGCAATCGATACCTTTAAGCAGAAGGTTTCGGATTTGGCGTCTATTACCTCCGAGAAGTTTCGCGGCTTGAAGAACCTGATTGTGGCGTTTCAGCAGTTTACTACAAAAGGCGCCAAGAATGTTGCAATCGACAAAATCATTGCGGCGGGTGTTGGTATAGGCGTTATTGCGTCGCTGAAGAAGCTCTCCGATGTGCTGAGTGCAACCAAAAAGATGGGCGCCAACATTGGCGATTCGTTTGTTGGGGTGCTCGGCGCAGTAAAGAATGTTCTTACGGCTTATCAGAAGGACATTGAGGCAAATTCCATCATCAAGATTGCGGTTGCTATCGGCATACTTGCCGGGGCGTTGTGGGTGGTATCTACGATTCCAACCGAAAGGTTGATTCCTGCGGCGGTTGCCATCGGTGTTCTTGGCAGTGCCATGATGGGCTTTGCAAGTCTCATCACCTACTTGAAGGGAAAGATTCCTTCCGGAGGAGATAATCCGCTGACCTCTTTTAGTAAGTCTTTGAAAAGTTTCTCGATTGGTTTCAACGCTGTAGCTCTTACCACTGCAATTCTTATTGTAGTGAAAGCGCTTAAAGAATTAGAGGGTATCGAAACCGAAGGCCTAGGCAAACGAGTAGCCGCTTTGGTTGGAATCTTTGCGGCTTTAGCATTGGTCGGAATCGCCATGAGTAAACTTGGAGGCAACAAGTTCGGCTCGGCGGTATACCTTCTCGCTATGGCATTCTCGCTGAAAACGGTCGTCAAAGCCTTAAACGACCTCGAAGATTATCCCTTGGATGATATTTGGTCATCGTTGGGCAAGATGAGTCTGATTCTCGGAGCGCTTGCACTTGTGTGCCGAGCAGCATCCGGTGCTAAGTTCGGCTCGGCGGCTTCGCTTATCGCTGCGGCGTTCAGCATCAAAATGATGGTGGATGTACTGTCCGAGATTGCCAAGATGCCTATGGAGGATATTCTTAAGGGAATCTCTGCTCTTGTGCCAATAATGGCGATGATGGCGCTCGTAAATATCGCAACCGTAGCGGCTGGAAAAGGTGGAGACGGAGGCAAGTCAATTCTCTTGATGGCAGCCGGACTGTATGTGATGGTCGAGGTTATCAAGAATCTTGCTTCTGTAAGTGCAGAAGAACTTGCCAAGGGCATCGCGTTCTTGACGGCAATGTCTATTATTCTGACCCTTTATTCTGCGGCATCGCTTGTGGCGTCGGCAAATACTAACATTGCCAAGCAGTCTGCTGGATTCTTGGGAATGGCGGCAGGAATAGCCGTCCTTGTTGGGGCTATTTGGGCAATTAACCAAATTGATGTCAATCAATGTTGGCAGGCTATGGGAGTCATTACTGCAATTAGCGTTATATTTGGTGGCTTGATGGCGGTGTCGAAACTGGCCACAGGAAGCGAGAAGACAATAATTGCTTTGACTGCTTGCGTTGCAGCCTTAACAATTATGGTCGTTGCGATCTCTGGAATTCCAGCTGAAGATTTGACCCCCGCGATTATTGCAATAGATTCCATCATGGTATGTCTCTCTCTGATGATGGCTGCATCCAATTTGGCTGGAAAATCGTTTGGAACGATTGCCATGCTCACGCTTGCTGTGGCTGCGATTGGAGCGCTGCTCTGGCAATTGTCAACTATTCCGAATCCTGAGTCGTTACTTCCGATTGCCGAATCACTATCCATGGTTCTTATCGCAATTACTGCGGCAATGGCAATTCTTTCGAAGGTTCCTGTCAATGGTATAGGACAAGGTGGGCTGGCAATTATTGCTGGCATTGGCGTTATTGTTGCTATTATGGAAGCTTTGGGCGCCTTGATGCAGTTTGACATGTTCTCTTCTAACATGGATCGCGCCATTGACGCATTAGGAAAGATTGGGACTGGAATCGGCGAGTTTATCGGAGGTATTATCGGCGGTGTTCTAGGAGGTATTTCCAATAGTCTTCCGAAAATCGGAAAGAATATTGCGTCGTTTATTACCAGTTTACTCCCCGCAATAATTATGTTGAACGCAGTAAAACAAGGGGCAGTCGATGGTTCCGTTCGATTAGCCGAGGCTGTAATTGCTATTACTGCTGGGAATTTTGTGTCTGGGATACTTAGTTTTTTAAGCGTCGGCATAAATTACGAGAAACTGAAGACACAATTTACGGGTCTTGGAGAAGCTGTATCTGCGTTTGCTGATACCACAAAAAATGTGAAGGCATATCAAGTTAAAAATAGCGCTGATGCGGTTAAAACCCTTATCGAAACGCTTGATGGAATCAGCTCGTCCGGCGGCGCATGGCAAGCTTTTGCCGGAGAAAAAGACCTTGGCAAATTCGCAACGAATCTCGTGGCCTTTGGAACTGCATTGGCCGGTTATGCAACTGCAATTTCCGATATCGACCCGGATGTCGTCACAAGGAGTGCAGCTGCTGCGCAGACTCTGGTTGACTTGGAAAACAGTGTATCGCCTACAGGTGGTAAATTACAAACTTTCCTTGGAGCACCTAGCCTTAGCGAGTTTGGCGTTCGGTTGCAAAACTTCGGAAGCAGCTTGGTGGGATATTCCAAAGCTATCACTGGTGCGGATGGCAACGGAGGTGTTGATAGTAAAGCGATTCAAGCAACTGAAGCTGCTTGCAAAATGCTGGTGGCTCTTGAAACATCGTTGCCCCCGTCGAATGGTAAGTTGCAAGAGTTTCTTGGTCAGCCGGATTTAGGAACATTTGGTCAGCATCTTACTGCCTTTGCCGCAGGGATGAAGAACTATTCGAATGCCTTAACGGAAAATGGCGGAATCAACACGAGCGCAATCACTGATAGCGAAGCTGCTTGTACGATGCTTGTTGATATTGCTACAGCGGTTAATCAGCTCAAAGGCGATGGCGGCTGGGCATTGTTCGCGTCCAATGCCGAAACCCTTGGCGAATTTGGGGAAGATATCGGTGTACTTGGCGAAAACCTAAAGACATTTGCTGACAATATCGATGGTGTCGACTTTGATGGCATGGCCAAGGCTGTTGACAATCTGGACCGTCTGGTTGGGATTCTCCAGAAGCTTAATGCCGAGGATGTGAACACCGGTGCTTTGACGAATCTCGGCTATGCGCTGAACTCTTTCGACCCGAAGTCTACTTTCTTTGATTTGTTCGCAGATGCTTTCGACCAGATGGAAGAAGCGGGCACCACATTCGTTCAGAAGTTGATAGACGGTATTGTGGCAAAGGCACCTGACCTTACTACAAGTATTACCGAAATCACGACAAAATTTATTACGGATGCGGCAACGACCATTCAGAAGAACCAGACTGTGGTGACAATCGAAGTGGACAACCTGATGCGGGCCATCGAGACCTCGATTACCGGTCATGAGCCTACCATCACTGAAGCATTCAACGGTTTGCTGAATTCCATCATCAACAAGGTCAAGGAGCGCAACAGCGACTTTACGGCTGCCGGTATGAGCGACTCTCAGGGCTATGCCGACGGAATTCAAAATAACACTGCTCCAGCTACCGCAGTCGACAATATGTCCACTTTCGCAATCCAGACTATCAATGCGAAGAACTCTTTGTTTAACGCATCCGGTAATCTATCTGCGACTGCTCTGGCATCCGGCTTTGCAGCTAATACCGCCCCCGTTACTTCTGTACAGACCACTATGGGCAATGCACTCCTTGCCGTAGGGCAGAGAGACGGCGAGTTCATGGCGTCTGGTGAAAATTCTGCTTCCATGGTAAGCAGAGGTATCGAACATCGTCAACCTGCGGTATCTACCAGTGCTGCAAATGTTGCTCAGGCGGGCATTGATGCTATCAATGCGAAAACCCCTGAGTATGAACAGGTCGGTGTGTACGGCATGGAAGGATTCCTTAGAGGTATGAAATCCATGATGGGCAATATTGTTAAGGCTGCTGGTGAGATTGCCGGAAAGGCACTTGAGGCTGCTAAGAACGCTCTTGGTGTGGCATCACCTTCCAAGAAATTCAGGCAAATCGGTGTTTATGTTGGTGAAGGCTTCGTCAACGGTATGAACCAGATGCTGTCTAAGGTCGCATCGACCGGTGCCGACCTTGGTGCGGAGGCCATGTCTTCTACCGAGATGGCGCTGCATGGCTTTGCAGACCTGCTTGAAAACGGCATCGACACAGAGCCCACCATTCGTCCCGTCATTGATTTGTCGGACGTTGAGGCCGGGCTTTACACGCTCAACGGTCTTATGTCTGACCGTCGCACGTTGGCATTGGCCGGTTCTGTCCGTAATGTCAACAGTGCTGCTCGTCAGATGAATACCCCTGTTTCCACGAATGACAACAGCTCGGCAAATCAAAATGAGCCTGCACCTGTTGTTCAGGAGGTCAACCAGTACAACTATTCGCCTAAGGCATTGTCCCGCCGCGAAATCTACCGCGATACCAAGAATCTGTTCGCTATCATGAAGAGAGGAGGCAAAGCCTGATGATTCAGTCACTGACCGTAACAAATTATCTTGGCGAAAGCCTCACCATCCCTATGATGAATTCCGAATCAACGGGGTTTATCCTTCATGACATGACTGGTCTTGGTCCACCCACGGCGAGCGTCAACACTTCAAAAGTGGCGACAAAGGATGGCTCGAAATACAACTCTGCCCGAGCGGAAGAGCGCAACATCGTACTTCCTATGTATTTCGCACCTATCCCCACAATTGAGGATGCGCGCCATCGTTCCTACAAGTATTTCCCGCTTAAGAAGCCCGTTATTCTTGCGTTCAAGACCGATAATCGCGAATGCCAAATTGTCGGCTATGTCGAGACTAACGAGCCGGATATTTGTTCTGACCGAGAGGGATGTCAGGTGTCTATCATCTGTCCCAATCCGTATTTCAGCTCCATTTACGATACCGTCACTTCTTTCAGCGGTGTGGAAGCGGCCTTCGAGTTCCCGTTCAGCAACGAGGATGGTCTGGACACTACCAACCCGCACATTGAATTTGGCAAAATCGTTGTCAAAGCTGAAAACATTGTGCGGTATGGGGGTGATGCAGAAAGTGGTGTGCAGATACGAATCGCGGCATCCGCTACGGTCAAGAACATCACCATTTACAATGTGGATACCAGAGGAACCATGCACATCTACCACGATAAGCTTGTGGCGTTGACAGGTTCCGGCATTGTAAAGGGTGACGAGATCATCATTACAACCGACAAGGGGTCGCGATCTGTGACCCTGCTCCGAAATGGTAAATCCACAAACATCCTGAACGCTATCGACCCCCGAAACGACGAATGGTTCAGCCTTACCAAAGGCGATAACATTTTCGCCTACACGGCGGACGAGGGTTCTGATTATCTGATGTTTGTGGTTGACCACACGACACTCTACGAGGGTATCTAAGATGAACGCTTTGATTATGGACACCAATTTCGAGGTCGTCTGTGTTTTGGACGATTACGAGTCCTTTATCTGGTCTGACCGTTACAATGCTTACGGCGACATGGAAATCTACGCCCCCGTTGAGGCGGTGTTCTATCAATTCATCAAAGACGGCTACTATGTCTGGTGCAGTGAATCGGAACACATTATGATCGTTGACGAAATCGAAATTGACACGGATGTTGAGTCCGGAAATCACCTCACAGTGAAAGGCCGCTCACTTGAGTCGATTCTCGAAAGGCGCATCATTTGGGAGCAGACTGTCCTTGACGGAAACTTTCAAAATGGTATCAAAAAGTTACTCACAGATAGCATTATCTCTCCTGCGATTGCTGCTCGTAAAATCCCGAACTTCATCTTCAAAGAAAGTACCGACGAACGCATTACTGCTTTGAATGTTCAGGCCCAGTTTACAGGCGACAATCTGTATGACTCGATAAAGGCTCTGTGTGAAGCCAACAATGTCGGATTCAAGGTTACACTGAACGATAGCTTCCAATTCGTATTCGAGCTTTACATCGGCACCGACCGGTCTTACGAACAGACCACGGTGCCGTATGTCATATTTTCGTCCGGGTTCGACAACATCATCAACTCCAACTACTACGAATCGAAGAAGGACATGAAAAATGTCGCTTTGGTCGGTGGAGAAGGCGAGGGGTCGGAGCGCCGCTACACTACGGTGAATGGCAATGGAGGAGACGATACAACCTCCGGCCTTGACCGGCGAGAGCTCTTTGTGGATGCCCGTGATATTTCGTCCAAGGTCGATGACAAGACCCTTACCGACGAGGAATACACAGCGCAGCTCAAGGAGAGAGGCGCAGATAAGTTGTCGGAGGTTACCTCTGTGGCAAACTTTGAGGGCGAGGTTGACGCTACACAGCTTTATGTGTATGGCCGGGACTTCTTTATCGGGGATATTGTCGAGGTTGCCAACGAATACGGCAAAGAGGGCCGCTCCCGTGTATCTGAGGTCATGTACACAGATGATACAAGCGGCATCAGCATTGTTCCGACATTTACAACAGTTTAACAGAAAGGAGTGATTGAGCATGGCACTTACTTACGGGTTCTACAACTCGAAGAACGGTGATAGGAAATACGATGCAGTGACAATGTCTCGTATGTTCGATGGCATCATTCGTGATGGCGTTATCAGTGCTTTCGGCAAGACCTTTGCGGTGACCGTAAACTCCGGAAACAAAATCAATGTCGATACCGGACGCGCATGGTTCGACCATACATGGACCCTGAACGATTCCATCATGGTTCTGGACTGCGGCACAGCTGAGGTTCTTCAGGACCGCTATGACGCTGTCATTCTTGAGGTCAATGAAGATACAACCGCACGCTGTAACAGCATCCAAATCATCCATGGCTCGCCTTCGACTTCCCCTGTGAAGCCAACCCTTACGAAGACCGAGCATGTGCATCAGTATCCTCTCGCTTATATTCTGCGTAAAGCCGGAAGCACTGCCATCTCCCAGCAGTACATTGAGAATGCGGTCGGCACTTCTGCCTGCCCGCTGGCAACAGGGGTCCTGACCCAGATGTCTACCGACCAAATCGTTGCCCAGTGGGGAGCAGAATTCAGCGAGTGGTTCAACGACCAGCGAGAGACTCTTACCACGGATGTCGCCGGTAAGCTGAATGCCCGCATTGACAAGCTCAAGACTTACAGCTTTACCCTGAAGGCCAACGCTTGGTCGAGTACCGCACCCTACAGCCAGACTGTCATGGTCAGCAATGTCACCGCCGATACGAATATGGGTCCGATGTACTTCGAGCCTACCGGAACGCAGAGCAAAGACGAAGCACTTCAAAATGCGTTGGAGCTGCTGTCCTACGGTGAGACCGGAAATGGGTTTGTGAAAATCTACTGTTACGACGCAAAACCGACCATCGACATCACAGTCCTTGCAGACGGGAGGATTTGAGTATGGGTAAGATTTCAAAGGCCATCAGTGCCGGTTTGTCCATGTTCAAGCTCCGTAAGGCCACGGCTGATGCTTCTCAGGTTCTTGAGGGCAGTACCTTTTACTCCGGTAATAAAGAACTGAAAAAAGGAATCATGCCGAATCAAACGTCTTATAGTAAGGTTTTAAATCCTGGTCAGATGATTAACTTACCGGAGGGTTATTACAACGGCAACAGAATAATGGCCAATTCTCGAAATATCGGCACCGTCACATTTCACCTTCCTGAAAAAAACGATAACTACGAAAATGTGACGCTTACGACAGATGTCGGCCATACGATTCTCGGTATGGCAACCGGAAGAGTGATAAATTATAGATCAGTGATTTGGAAAGAAGAAATCGGCGGCAATGAATGGTACAACAATATGCTGGTGGACCTTTCTTATAGTGGAAGCACCGTTAAAATTGTCGTTACTATACGAAATTGGTCCACTACAGTGGTAACCGATCTCACATTCAGTTACATGTATTAAAAGGAGGAACTTCAAAATGCCTAAAATTGTAGATTATCCTGCATCCGACCGGGTTGCGAAAGATGATGTTTTTCTGCTGGATGGCGAAAAGGGCACCAGAAAAGCGCTTGCCTATTGGGTTGCTGTTGAGCTGGCTGGTCTCATCTCTCCCATCAATCACTGCAACGTGTTCCGCGGTAAGAACCTCGGCGGCGGTGTAAGCTCTGCCCAGAAGGCTGCCATCAAGGATGGCTCTTTCGATAACCTGTACATCGGCGACTATTGGGTCATCAATGGTGTGACTTGGCGTATCGCAGACATGGACTACTTCCTGCGCTGCGGCGATACCGATTTTACCAGTCATCATCTTGTCATCGTGCCCGATGTTTCGCTCTATAGTGGCAAGATGAACGAGACTCATACGACTGAGGGCGGCTATGTCGGCTCTCTGATGTACAAAAGCGGTCTCGATCGGGCCAAGACTGCCATCGCTGCGGCGTTTGGCAATCTCGTTACTACACATCGTGATATTCTCTGCAATGCCGTGTCCAACGGCCGTCAGAGCGGTGGTGGCTGGTTCGATTCCACTGTTGAGCTGATGTGTGAGCGCATGGTTTACGGCAACTCGGTGTTCCAGCCCGGCTGCGATGGCTCGACCATTCCGTATAACTACACGACCGGCAAGTCTCAGTTCGCGCTGTTCCGTATGGCACCGCAATACATCTCGAATCGTCAGTGGTATTGGCTCCGTGATGTCGTTTCTGCGGCGTTTTTCGCCCTTGTGGATGACGTCGGTCTTGCGGACTGCGACCGTGCTGGCCTTGTCGTTGGCGTGCGCCCGTACTTCGTAATCAGCGTAGCGTAATCGCGCCGCACCATTGCGGCGCCGCTTGTGGAATCTTGAGATAAAAGGAGGATTTTCCCATGGAAGATCGTAAGTATACCCTTACCTTTGCCAGTGGTCTCGTTATCGAGGAGGCACGGCTGAACGGCAATAACTTTATCACCCGGATGGAGGTCAGCAAGGACACCTTTGCCGACATCTGCTCTCCCGTCATCATTGACGATGGCGAGGTCAAAGAGACCCATCCGTACATGGAGTGCGTGCAGGTCACGAAGAACGCCGACGAGTATTGGATTGTTCTGCGTGATATTACGGATTCCGAGCGTGCGGCGGTCAAACTGCGTTCGGATGTCGAGTATCTGGCCATGATGACCGGTGTCGAGCTGTAAGGAGGAAATCAAAATGGAACATTCCCCGAAGTATAAAATGGTCAAAAAGTTCTATAAGGTCTACAAGGTCTGGTCCATCGACCGCGTGCGTGATGCCGTGGAGAAGGGCTGGATTACCGAGGATGAGTTCAAAGAGCTCACCGGTGAGGACTACTAAGCCATGAGCGTTTTGGCAAGCGATAGACCCGTATCCAAATTTGAGGCTGTCTACCATGCACATGTTATGCGTGATATGTTCAACCAATTGGTTCTGCGGAATTTTGGAATCCGGGACGTTGGGCCTATCGCAAGAAGGAAATATATTCTTGGAAAGGATAACATAGAAAACCGTGACAAGTATGAGTGCCTGCTTGACGAGTACCGCGGCGCCATTGTGCGTTTTGCGGCCTCGGTAGTACAGGACGTTAGTGCTGCTAACGCTATTTATCCAAAAAACTTGAGCGAATACAACCAACGGCGCGCTTACCAAACCCATGCCTTAGCTGCCTGTCGGCAACTCACTGTAGAAATACAGAGTGTCGTCGATACTTTTGACGTGGACGTAAATGACTACGTCCAGTATTCCAATGCTATCAATCGAGAAATCGATTTGATAAAACGTTGGCGCAAAAGTGATAACCGATTTTGCAAGCGATTCCTGGGCAGCCCCTAACTGTGTCGTTTCTGCGACGAATTTCGCCAATGTGAATAACAACGGTAATGCGAACTACAACAATGCTGGCAATGTCAATGGCGTGCGCCCGGATTCCTTTCAGCTACTACTGATAAGGAAGGAGGGACTGTCCATTCCCTTGCAAGTGGGATAAATACTAAAGCCTGAAACAATTTACTACGGTAAGTATTGTTATAACGGTGAATAATTTGACGCATTGCGAATCTGTTATCACGGACGCCAACAACCTGTATTCGGGCTATCTGAAAGCGGTCAACACTTCAAAATGGAAGCCTTCGACTCAGCATTTCATGTTTGATTATCTCACCGAGTTGTTCTCTATACAGGACGACTTGAGGAATCGAACGCTGGTCAACGGCCCCACCCAGGAGTTTGAATTGCATGAACGCGGGAAGATACGCCCGATTACTTCTTTGACTGTACGAGACCGTGTGATACGTCACACCTTATGCGATTGTGTCTTGATGCCGGAAATTCGTAAAAGAATCATTTACGATAACTGCGCATCGTTAAAGGACCGTGGAATCGGTCTACAGCGGAAACGCTTTGAAATTCACCTGCACAAATACTATGAGTCCTACGGCAATGACGGTTATATTTTGTTCGGAGATTTCAGTAAATTCTACGACAATATTATCCACGAAATTGCAAAAGAGGACCTGGCGGGGTTAGTGAATCACGACCCTTTTGTCGAATGGCTCCTTGGCATTATATTCGCAGGCTTTGAAATCGATGTCTCCTATATGGACGACGCCGAGTTCGAATGCTGCATGGGAGCTGTCTTCAATAAACTGGCCTATCGGGAAGTTCCGAAAGAACTGCTGACCGGCGAGAGATTCATGCCTAAGTCCGTCAACATGGGCGACCAGATTTCGCAGGCGGTAGGTGTCTACTACGCGAACCGAATCGATAGCTATGTAAAGACGGTCTGTGGTGTAAAGTTCTACGGGCGCTACTGCGACGACTTCTATGTTATGTCTCCGTCCAAAGAGTATCTTGAGTTCCTATTGAAGGCTATAACGGCCATTGCGGAAGAACGAGGGATACACATGAACCGGAAGAAAACAAGAATTGTGAAAATCAGCAGCACATACAAGTATTTGCAGATGAAGTATTCCCTGACGAGAGACAGCAGAGTAATCAAACGCATCAACCCAAAGCGCGTAACAACTATGCGCAGAAAGCTCAAGAAACTTGCGGTTAAGGTTGAGCGGGGCAAAATGCCATACGAGAATGTAGAGAATATGTTCAAGGGTTGGATGGGCAATTACTACAAATGTCTGTCTCGTCAGCAGCGAGAGGGTATCGTTGGATTATATGAGACATTATTCCATAAGAAGGTCTATGTGAAAAACAAAAAGCTCATCATCGTGAGTGTATGATTCGGAGGTGAATTAAAATGGAACCATGGATTCACACGCTTGTGACGGTAGTAGTCACAGTGCTGGCCTCCGGTGGGTTCTGGAGCTTCCTGCAATACAGGAGCGAACGTACCAATAACTGGAATAAGCTTACGCTCGGCCTGGCACATGACCGCATCGTATGTCTTTCGGACAAGTATGTAGCCCGAGGGTATATCACCCGTGACGAGTACGAGAACCTACATGATTATCTGTACCTGCCATATCATGCCTGTCACGGCAACGGAACGGGGGATAAGGCAATGAAACAAGTAGATGCACTTCCGATGCATGAATATCCTATTGATAAATAGGAAGGAGTAGTGTACAATGAGTAACAAGACATATGATATTCTGAAATGGGTGGCACAGTATCTGCTGCCCGCTCTGGCTACGCTGTATTTCGCAGTTGCCAAGATTTGGGGCCTGCCCTACGGTGAGGAAATCGTCGGCACCATTACGGCTGTCGATACTTTCCTTGGGGTTCTGCTGGGCATCAGTACGGCGAACTACAACAAGCAGAACAGCGCGAATAATAGCCAGTAAATGTAGGCGGTTCGTACTTTATTCCTACATTTTTGAATTTATTTGACGATGGTACGTTGTCACTTTGTTACAGTATATAGGAAAACATGATTCGTGTAAACTGTAAATCGACGTACATACGATAGAATGAAAGCTGTTGGATTTTGTTAGAGTGTGAAAAATGCGAATTATTCGTACACATTCTCTACACTAATTTCCAGCAGTTCTTTCATTCTATTTTATTTTTTCAATTTCGGTTCTTAACCATTCATTGGTTCTTTTTGTGTAGACACGTTCTGTCAAATCTTTGATGGAATGTCCTACAAGATATTTGATTGCATACTCGTTGACATTGTATTGCTTGGCCATTGTGACAAATTGTACGCGGCAATCATGTGGCGAATGCTTTCCAAATTCGAGTGTTTTACAGACAAGCTGGAACCAGTCTAAATATTTGGCATAATATATGAAATAGTCATGTTTAGACTTATCTCGGGGTGCGGAAAATAGATATTTGCTGCCTAGAGCTCTCGATTCAGCATAGTGCTGCTTTACAATTTCTTGGATGTTTGGATGTATCGGAACTACTCGATTTTTACCGCTTTTTGTTTTCTTCCCACCTGTGAATGTCATCTTGTCCAAGTCGACATTCTCGAGTAAGAGTTCGCATAGCTCGGTTGGACGCCATCCGGAATAGCAATCAACATATAGCAAATCCGCATGTTCAACTTTACTAATGGCAGCCTTGAGTTTTTCCATTTCCTCATTCGTGAAGTTGATGTGGCTTTTTATCTCATCATCGGTCTTGGTCTCAAGCGTCACAATCGCGGCTGGATTTTTATCTGTAATCTCATTTAGGATAGCATATTTGAACATAAGTGACAACAACATTTTTATATATCGTTGCATGTCAAATGTTGGAGTACGCTCCGAGCCTTTTACAGTGACGGTTCCATGCTCCATGCAGTATCGAACATGATGCGTTCTAACTTCAGAGACTTTAAGTTTTGCAATAGAAGAACAATATTTCCACGCTGACTTGTACGTCGCAATGCTCTTTCTTTTTGGATAAAACTCCGCGGACCATCTATCATACAGCTCGCTTACAGTTATATCTTTTGAAAAGTCAAATGGGTTCTTATTATACTCCATGAGGGCCTGATAGGCATCATTGTATGTTTCAAAATAGGATTCTGGTTTTAGAAGTTTACAGATAGGCCGACCTTCTTGGGTCTTACCTACAGTTACCATAGCTCGAAAAGGTTTCCTAAGCGCTCGTCCTTTGATTTCGGATATTTGTCCGAATCCATTGGGCAGGCGCTTTCTTTTATTGCTACGAGGTTTGCGGATGCGAGTAGCTTCAGGCTTTAAGGGATAGCCGCAGTGAGGGCATAAAACGGCCTTGTCGCTAACTTGAAGCTCACATTCTGGGCATTTGATTAGCATTGTCAGCACCTCCTTTACGGCCATTATATTCTAAAGTGTAGGAATAGTCAACTCCTACGCTGTCGAATACTTGCATTTTTTGTTAGTTCAGGACACAGGTGACGAAATCCTATGCTAGATTAAAGTCATCCAAATTATGGCAGACTTATTTGGATATACTCAACCTGCATAGAATAAGAAAGGAGCACCTATGACTATTCCTGAATTCGGGACTGGTTCGGTTCCGGTCTCTGTGGTGGCTAAGGTCTACGGGAAAGACGCGGCATGGGTTCGTGCCGGTATCATTGCCGGATGGCTGCCTATCGGTGTCGCTACAAGAGCCGGAGAGGCAGTCACCAAAGTAGAAGACATCGATTCAAAGCTCGGACGTATTAACTTCTACATTTCGCCGAGAAAACTGTGGGAAGAAACAGGATACGTATGGAAAGGAGAACATTATGTCGACTGTCATTAGAGCTGAACTTTCGCATAAAAGCAAGTATCACATTGATAAGCATCGGTATTACGAGCTCAAACATTTCTGTCTCCAGTATCCGAATTGGAAGAAATCTTACGCAGAGGTCGACGCTATGGCTCAAAATGGGGAACACGAACATACCTCTCCTACGAATCGAGTATCGGACATAACTGCGGCCTGCGCTGAGAAGAAACTCTATTATCTCAAGCGAATGGAGTTGGTGCATGAATGTGCGAAGCTGGCAGACCCTGACCTGTCCGAGTATATAGTGAAAGCAGTCACTTCAAATCTAGGTTATGCATATCTCAAAACTAAGTTAGACATGCCTGCATCGAAAGACATGTACTATGACCGCTATCGTAAATTCTTTTGGCATTTGAGTCAGGCGCGGAATTAACAGGTGGTTATATGGAGGTGATGTGTATGATGATTGATATTTTGAAATGTCATCAACCTAATAAGGACGGCATCGTCAAGATGAGGTATCGCGCTGACTTTTGTGGTCTGCAAAGATTGAGCAAAGAAGCTCATGAGAATGGAGATTACAATAACGAACGGCGGTATAGTCAGAGGGCTGCGGTCGCATTGTATAAGAGTGTTGATGATAACTCATTCTCTCGACGTTGGCATATCGCTAGAGGTTAAGAATCAGACCGCTGTAACAGGCGGTCTTTCTTTCTACGCGAATCGAACAGTTAGTTATATGGAGAAATCCGAATTATATTTTTAGGAGGACTATTTATGGAAACTGATAAAGCTATTATGGCTGCAAGTCTGGTTGGTACCATTATCGTTGGAGTTGTTCTGAGTTATGCCAAGCAAGCGCGAGAGCGTAAGCAGGCAGAGGATTGGAAGAACTTCTGCAAAGAGATGAACGACATGGCCCGAGAGGCAGCTGATAATAACTACGGTTTCCCTGTGAAATCTGAAAATACTTGATTTCTCAAAAGACCTTATGGCAACATAGGGTCTTTTCTTTACGCGAAAATGGCAGTTTGTAATATGGAATACTATTTAATGGAGGTATACATTATGAAACTTATCCCTGTTAATGGACTGCCTGAAAAGGTTACGCACAGAGAATATCTGAAAGCAGGACAGAAGGCTCTTGAGGAATTCAAGAAGATTCCGGACAAAGTCGTTGAGGTGACTTTTACGAAGGAAGAATATTCGAATCCTTACTCGGCCGTCTGTATGATGAACCAGATCATCGTGCGCGATTGCCTGAATATGGCCGCCCTTATGAGAGATGGCAAGTCGTATCTCGTAAAGCTGTATTAAGGAGTTAAGGCTCCGTGGAAACACGGGGTCTTCTCTTTTGCGCGAAATTCTCAGGTCCTTATATGGAAAAAGAACCAGACATCTAAATAGAAAATATTTAGGGATGCGGCCTTGCAAAACTGGTGGTTTGCAAGTAAGAGGGCTCACCGGTTGCACTGCTGATAAGCAGATACAGTCTTGGATAAAGCCAAGGGCAATCTAACCGTCCGACTTTGGTTCTTTTTCTTTTATATTTTTAGGGACGCAGGTGACGGCATTATGTGGTAAATTCATATCATAAAATTCCCAGGGAGGAAAATTCAGAAAAACAGTTTAAAAGGAGAACGTTATGGGATTCAGCATTGGTTATTTCATTTGCGGGTTCATTGCCTGCGCGATTGGACTCATCATTGGATGTACATGGACAACTCATTTGTTTGCAGGCAAGTATCTGGTAGGTGAGCTTCGAGTGGACCGTTCGGATGAGGATGGTCCTTTTTGTTTTATGGCTTTGAAGTCAGACTGCGGCGATTTCATCAGTATGGACTACATTATGCTGAAAGTAAAAAGAGAAGATTTCCTTCCGCGTAAATAACATTTCCTAATATGGAAACTTATTATTTAAGGAGGTTGCCACTATGAAAAATTGGGGCTTGTTTACTCTTGAGGATGAAATTGAGCAGACCAAAGAAACGGTTAAAGCCGCTGGTCTGGAACCCTTTGAAGTTAGAGAAGTATCATTGATTGAGAAACTCGCTTACGGGATTCCGGTCTCGGCTCCGCTGTGGATTGTGATGTTCGAAGCAACCGAAGACGAGTACAATGCTCTGGTTCAGAAGAACAAACTTACAAAGGTTTTCTGAAGGAGTAAGGCTCCGTGGAAACACGGGGTCTTTTCTTTTTGCGCTGATATTTCACTTGCTTATATGGAACCCATTAAATTTTGAAAGGAGAAATTCAAATGGACACCAATTCGGAACTGTTGAACAAACGTATTGAGGAGAGTTTGAAAGCTCTGCCCGACTTGGAGGCAACAGACCGCGAGAAACGAGTCAAAGAGCTCGAATCGCTGTACAAACTCAGGATTGAGGAAACGAAGACTGAAACGGAAGCCCGTCAGAAAGGTGCAGAGCATATGGATGCTATGTGTCAGGCACAGGCCGAAGCTAAGGAACGCAAAATCAATTTCGGGGCGCGTTTGGCATTTGATGCTTTGTCACTCGGATTGCAGCTCGCGGCCTACAGCTGCTTCATTAAGGCCGGCTTCAAATTCGAAGAAACCGGTACGTTCTGCTCGAAGACATTCCGGGATGTCACCGGAGGATTTATGAAATTCATTAGAAAGTGAGGTTACAGACCCTATGGCAACATGGGGTCTTCTTTTTATTAAAATGAGATACTTCACTGAAAAACCTAACAATTATACAACTAGGGTCTTTCTTTTTATATTCAATTGTAGTATACTTTGATTATACCCTGCACTATGAAAGGAGAAAACAAAGATGAAACGGAATACACTAGCGCTTATTCTTGCAGCTTCAATGATATTGGTTGGATG